AACACTAAGCTAATTACTGCCTGTATCTGTATAACTTATTACATTCTTGTCTGTATCTATTTCTATATCATCTGCTATAGAATAAGTAGGAGTAGAATTGTTATCTTTATAGAAGATACGAATAATAGTACACCTATTAAAATCTTTAGTATCTAATGGAGCCTATATAGTACATCCTTTACCAGTATAGGAATCTTTCTATGATCCATAATGATCTACTAAGTTAGCACTAATACTAGAAGCATCTAGATGCACACAATTACTCAAACTAGATATAGATGTCTGTTGAGAATGAGGATTATATAGTCTATAACAATACTATACCATGCCAGCTTGAAAGTTACCAGATACTATTTCTGTAATTTCAAATGGAGGTAACACTGCATTAGGTATTATATCAATGCTATCAGGATTAAGTATGTTACCATCAGAATCTACTAATGGATTATCTTCATTAGGATATTTTACATACTTATCACTCATAATATTAATTACCTTAATAGATGAATTGCCATCTGTAAAGTAAGCTTTAATATTTGATTGTGTTTCATAATTTAATACTATACTCAATTGATTTGAATTAGCTTCCTCACATAACCTTAATTTTCCCTATAATACAACTGTACTAACTAAATTGGGAGAATCAAAATTTTCTATACGATATATCTTATTATAGCCATCCACTAACTTAGTAACTACTACAGCAATATCATTAATAGTTGCAGTACCTATTATTTCTTCAGTACTCTTGATGCCATAATTATACTTTTTAGCACCCTCTACACTCTAAAGAACACCACTAGTACTAGAATCATCAGTAATGATACGAACATCCTAACCAAATCTATATTGATTATTCGGCAATATAGCTGCATCACTGTCCATATTCATACCACCATAAAATGTATTTATTTGAGCTGTATTACTAATCATAATTATCTATTCTAATTGTATATATTCTGTTCATCTCCTGTAGTAGAGAAGAATGTATCGTGATCGTCAAACTCTGTATATAATTTATTCCAAGTATTCTTTATACTTTCTATTTCATCTGTACCAGGCATCATAGCTTCAGCATATGCCTATTTACGATAAAAGTTATAAGAGTTACGAATATCGTAGTAGTCTCCTTGACTAATCTGACCTTTTAATTTCTTAGGATACATTAGTTTCATAGTCACATACCAGAATATAGCTTCTTTGTATGATTCGATATCTGGTATCATTGGCATTGCTTCTTCATCAGTAAATATTGCATAGTATGATACTTTAACAAATCCTTCAGGTATATTAGTCATTATATAACCAGGTTTAGTCATATACTATAATTCATTACTAAACATAGTGCTATCTCTATGACCTATAGATCCATTAACGTATTTACCATTGACTGTACCTACTGTCCATTGATTAAGTAAGATACTAAGGGTTTGACGTAAACTAGTATCTTCATTTAATTTCTGCAGGGCCTCTGTATCACTTGTAAGATTGAACATATTCTTTACTAATGGAAATAACTCAGTATCGTGTATCAACATACAAGGTTTACCGCATCCTCTATCATGAAATATCCCAAAGCTTGAAGTAGTCTTACGCATAGGTAACCAACCACCATCATTCTAGAATGAAAAAGCTACTTGACCCAGTTTGTATAAATCACAAGGTAAAGCTGCTTGATGATTTATAATAGGTAGAATAACTACTTTATGATCGTACTATTGAATGGCTCCTATCTTAAGTATAGCTTCGAGTATCCATTCTCTGATATCTGTAATTCTTATTTGGTCTTCTTTAAGATCTAAATCTGCTATTACTTTAGCTATAACGGATTTAGAACTTATCATTCTGTTTACTATCATAATTCTGGATAATCTTTTAATTTTTTGAAAATGAGTTGGGCGAGATCCCTCTTGTTTTGTCTACAAGCTACAAACTAATAAGCTCCTTTATTAATTAATAGACAATCTTTCTTTTGCCAGTAGAATCTGTACTTAAAGTAATTGGAGTGCTCATTAAGTAAGTATACGGGTTTGCCTGTTTCTCTAGTAGCTTTCCAGTCCCATCTTAAACTTTTACCTGTAAATTCTTTAGGCATATGCTTAATTATAGACAACTTACCAAGTCTACAAGGTAGCTTGAACTCTTTACAATTAAGCATGATTTCATCTCTAATAAATTTAAAGTAATCTGTAACTATAGCTTTAAAGGTCTTTAAA